AAGGGACCCTTCCAGGTTGGGAATCCCTCAAGCAGAGGTTCTGGAAGGCGTCCAAAGGGGAATAATTGTCCCGACCCTACGCGGTATGCTTGGCAGCTTGCCGCGTATGTATTTATTGTCACAGAAAGAAAATAAGAGAGAAAAAAGTGTTGAGGAGGTTGCCGAAAATACCTCCCCTCATCGCGAGTATCAGAGCACTTGCGTTGAGAGTAATAAGTCTCTTTATTTATTGCAGGGCGATGAAGATGTGTCCTCTGGAGCTCCCACTACAGAAGTGCCTGGAGCAACGTTGGAATTCACTGAATCTACTCCCTGTGACATGTATATGTTTCCCCCTGCGTCAAACCCCGTTGCAGAATGTGATGCAACGAAGGAGGTTGATCTCGGAAGTTTCCTTGCTCGTCCTGTTGTGATTGATACGCAGACGTGGGCGACGACCGACATTGATGGCCCTTTCGCTTCAATCTACCCTTGGCAGTTGTTTTTGGAATCGCCAGCAGTGAAGAAAAAGATCGACAACTATGCGTTTATGCGTGGATGTTTGCATGTCAAGTTTGTGATCAATGGTACACCGTTCCAGTTTGGTCTTATGCGTGCCTCGTATCGTCCTCTACCTGTACTGGTCAAGAGCAAGACAGCAAATGTTGACAGTACCAGATTGGGTAGGCTCATCCAGCGCTCCCAACAACCTGGTGTCTATCTTGATCCGTCTACATGTTCTGGTGGCGAGATGTCCCTTCCTTTCTTTTATCACAAGAATTGGTTGGATATCACGAGTTTGGAAAATGTTGCTAATTTTGGTGTCATCAACTTTGACGTTTTTGCGATTTTGCAGAATGCACTGAGCACCGGCTCCAACTCCGTTACCATTCGTACTTTTGCGTGGATGACAGATGTAGAACTGATGGGACCGACCAGTAAACTCTCCCTTCAAGGTGATGAGTATGGAGATTCTCCTATTTCTGGTCCTGCCACAGCTGTTGCAAATGTTGCGTCTTATTTGGTTGATGTTCCCATCATCGGATCTTTTGCGCGTGCCACTGAAATTGGAGCCCGTACTTTGAGTAAAGTTGCGTCGTTTTTTGGTTTTACGAATGTTCCCAATATCTCCAATGTTGATCCGGTGTATTGTATGTCCACTCCTCATCTCGCCACTGCCGAAATATCCGTGCCCTTCCAGAAGCTAGCACTCGATCCGAAGACTGAATTGTCTATTGATCCGAGTTTGTTTGGCCTGGATGGTCAGGATGAATTGTCGATGGCGTATTTGAAGAAGAAGGAGTCTTTGTACTCAGTAGCATTGTGGGAGACCACCGACGCAGTGGACACGAAGTTGCATAACGCACGCGTCACACCGTCGTTGAACTACAACGTGGCCATTCAAAACAGTGTGCCTGCGACGGTTGGTTACAAGACGTATCACTCACCGTTGGCGTACATCTCCCAGTTGTTCAAACACTGGCGAGGTTCGTTGAAGTTTCGGTTCAAAGTGGTTGCGTCGAAGTACCACAAGGGGCGTCTCAAGATCGCGTTTGATCCTGTCAATGATATCAGTACTACTGTAACAGAGACAAATGAGGTCTATGTTCATGTGCTTGATCTCGCTGAGACAAATGAGATCACCATTGAAGTACCATACCAC